TCTCTGTACTCACCTTCAAGTTCTTCAACTCTTTGTCTATAGTCTTCTTCACTTTTCATAAGTCTATTCAAGAAAATCCAGCACAAATATCCTAATGCCAGAACTGCAAATCCTAAGATACCGTATTGTGCAAGACTATCAAATATTCCAAATGACATGACTATTTTCTTTTAGTTGTTCTTTTCTTTTTTACTTCAGTTGCTTCAGCTTTTAATCTATCTTTTTCTGCAAGATGTCTTTTAATAAAGATCCATGCTACATATCCTAAAGCTAAAGCAACAAGACCTATTGGGCCATAATTTCCTAACTGTGCAAATACTCCAAAATCCGGAGTTCCTGTTGCTACTGCTGTTGTATCCATTACTTTTTAGTTATTAGTTGTTTTACTGTATCTGTTAAATCACCTACACTTCTAGCAAGATTCTTGATCTCTAACTGAGTTTGTTCTTGGATAGCTTGGTACTTTAATCTAGCTTCTTGTTCTACTAGTTCAATCTTACCTTTAAGCTTGCCTATATCTTCAGCTCTTTTGTGATCATTTTCAAATAAAAGCTCTATGTCTTTTCTAGCATCATTGTATGCTGTTCTGATAAAGTAACCGAATGCTGCCAAGACAGTCCCTGCTACAAATAATGTTATAGTTGTATTATCCATCATTTCAATATTAATCCTCCGGTAAGTATTCCGTTTAGTATTAGAGACCAGTTTCTCTGTTTTTTAATTTTCTTAATGTCTAATGTTTGTATTGAAATAATTGTATCCTTGGAGTTAATAATATATCTCTGTGCAGTGATTATCGTATCCTGATTAGCAATTATGAAATCTTTTTCTTTATCTCTTTTGTATAAAGTATGAATCATAGTATCTTGAATCTGTACTATGTTGAAAGTATCTCTGGAATTTTTTACAGCATCTAGCTGTGCCTGTAAATCAAAAAGACCAGTATTAAGTTCAGAAATAATAAGTTTACTGTTATCAATCAACTTACCTTTCTCCTTAATAATGGTCTCTTTACCTTCTATTCTTTTCTCAATAGTTTTTTGAGTAGAAACAGGATATACTTGCTTTGGCTCTCTCATTAACAAGACAAGGCATGCTATCCCTAAACAAAGGGTATATATTGTAGATATGTTCTCTTTCTTAAATACAGACATCATACCTATAATATACAAAAAATTTTAATATTTTCCTAGCATATATTTCTCAGCATGTTGGATATCAGCTTGATTAGATTTCATGAGTAATAAAACTTGATTGTCTATATACTTAGGGTGCACCCACCAGTCTTCATATGGACAAGAATCATTAGGAGAAATATTACTTACAACAAGAACATATCCTTTGCTGTAAAGAAATTCTCTAGACTTTTCTCTATAGGATTTAGTTACATCTGTATAGTAATCATGTTCATATGTTATGACACCAAAAGTACATTGATCCCAAGGAAGCATTGTAAGAATATCATAGGTTGTTCCGGGTGGCTCACAGTCAACTTGTAAGTAATCAATGTGACCTTTAAGTATTGAGTAATCAAATTTTGTAGCATCACATAATATAATTTCATTCTTTCTATGTTGTTTAAATTTTTCAACTTCTTCTGGTAATATCTCTAAAGATGTTCCTGTCCATCCAAATTCTTCCAAGAGAGCTGTATTACTTCCATGGAATGGATCTGCTGCACCAATCTCAAAGTATGTTCCATTTTTTTTACCATTAAGCATTGATAGTGTAAACATATCTTGATAAGTTTGAGAATAGTTTTTCTCAATATTTTCTGCTCCTGGAAACTTGTATCTTAAGCTATCGTAAAATCCTTTGTGATATCTTAAGAATGGATCTGGTCCAGAACCTAATGAAGCTAAGTTAGATTCAACCATTTTTTTATAATCATCATTAAGTAAATGACTCATATTAGACAGCTTAATAAATTCATCTCTTGATTCTTGAGTTCTACCAATCCACCAGGCAGATACTGCTTGTTGGAATTTTAATTGGTATGATGCTATATATCCAACATTAGGTGTAATAGAAACAGCATGATGAGACTTTTCAAATCCAGCAACAGCATAATGATATGCCTCATGGTATTGTTGTCTAGCTTCATACCATTGGCTTAGGAATAAATATGCTTCTGGTCTTTCAGGTGCAAATGATAATGCATTAAACCAAAGACCTTTTTCAGTGGTTCCTCTTCTACCTTGTATAGATAAACATTTAGCAACCATAAGTAATGATTCATAAGTATCACTATCAAACTTACTATATTCTGCTGATCTTAAATAAAATGCTAAAGCTGATGCAGTATGTCCTTGTTCAAAGTAGAATTCACCTAACTGAAAGTTATTACTAGCATTGAAAGGATCCATGATCATTTTCTCTAACTTACTAGGTGTGGTTCCTTTGGATTTGTAATCTAGCTTTAACTCCAAACTTACATTTGTCATTTGCTCAAATGTGTGTACAGGCAGTCTTAAAATAAAGGCCGTAGAGTCCTGAAAACCAAATGGAATGATAAAGTCATTACCATCAAAGGCTAAACCACAGGAGAACTCAATATTTGCAGTCATAAACTTAAAATCCTCAGAGGATCCTACTATGTTCCAGTCTTTGTCCCATACAATAAATCTGTGGTAGTATTGAGCATCTTTTCTTGCTTGCTCATTCTTCCATAGTTCTACTTCATGAGTAAGTGCTATTCTATATTCACCTACTGTAATAACTTGGGATCCTCCTCTAATATCTCTTGGAAAAGTGACCTTTTGCTCTACAGTAGTAACTGTTTCTGAAGTTCCCTTTTTTGGATTGACTTTTACCACTTCTGTAGGAGAAGTCCACTTGACGTAATGAAATGGCATGTCTAGAATAGGCATCCAATTCTTCTCACAGTATGAATGTGTTGGTGGTTCTATTCTATATCTTTCTGTTTCTATAGATTTAGTCCCTAGTTTAGATAACTCCATCCTACCTTCTCCATCAGTTTTAGTATCTCTACGTACACCTGTAAGGAACAAGTTATCTTTCCAATAAACTATTCTGGCATCTTCTAAACCAATAAATTCCCATACCGGAGTTACATCTAATTTAGTAGTATCAACTTTTTTGTACTGATCAATCGTTAGAGTATTGCTATCTAACTCACATAAGTAGTTAGTAGTTCTAAGAGTAACATCATCTTCTGGATTAAGATATGCTAATGGTCCCCATGGTGTTTGAAACTGTTGTTGATTTTCACTATGATATAATGTGTATTGAACGTGTCTCAGGTTCAATAAGTACATACCATCTTGGTATATAATAGAGGGATTAGTAAGACCCAATCCCTCTGTAATGTTTGATGGAATTATCAGATAGTTAACAGAACCTCCATTTTCTAAGGCTCTCTTACACAAGTTATTATTCATACAGTTGGTTTTTATCCAACAAATATAAACAATTATTTATGCCTGACAAGGATATTGATTTTTACACTCCTCACAATTACCGTCATAAACTAAAGCAAATATAATAGTAGGTGTTCCTGATACAGGTAACTCTATGTACCAACATCTACCTAGTGTATCCACAATTGTATTACCCGTTCCAAGATAACTTGGAGCAACAACTAATTGATTAGGTAATGTTCCACAACAATCACTTACTTCAAATAACTCAGATTGACAACCAGGACCATTTAAAATACAAGATTTACAATTTTCAAAAGATCCTGTAACTAATGATATTGTAATTGTAGCAGTACCTGTATTACTCCAACTTACAATTCTCCAACATTCTTCAATACCAGGAAGACTACTTGTTATCATAGAAAGAGTTTGTCCAACATTATAACCAGGATTTAATATACCAACAGCCGTTTGATTTGTACAACAATTGACAAAAGTATAATAATATTCTTCTGGACAAGGATTAGCATTTGTACAAGTCTTACAATCTTCAACACCAGTTATAGTATCTACTTCAATAAAAGGAAGATTAACTAATTTTCCTGGAGATGGACTATAATCAACTGTCCAACACATTCCAAAAGTATCAACAAATGTATCACCTGGTGCAACACCTCCTCCAAGTAATGGTAATGTAGTAAATCCTCTAGCACCCTTACAACAATCAGCTATACTATAAACATCTGGACAATTATTAGCATTTGTACAAGTTTGTGATCCACAACTTGTTCCTGCATAAGCTGCTCCTAAATACACAGTGCTTGTAATAGGTGCAGGTGTAGTACCTATTACTTCCCAACAGAATCCATATGTGTCAACAAATGTATCACCAGTTCCAACTCCTGGTAAAGCTCCTGTATATATTTGTTCTGGTTGACCACAACATGCTTCAGCAACTAAATTTTCAGGACAAGGATTAGCATTTGTAC